TTCAGGCAGCGGATACATTTCCGGCAGCTTAACAGTAGCAGGTACAATCACAGCACAAAAGCTAAACGTACAACAAGTTACCTCATCCGTTATTTATTCTTCAGGTTCAAATATATTTGGTAATAGTTTAGCTAATACACAAACATTTACTGGGTCACTTCAGGTAACTGGAAGTACACATTATTTCTTAGGGAATGTCGGGATTGGTACAACTAGTCCAACAGATTCTGCATTAGAAGTTAACGGTAATATAGGATACACAGGAGATACAAATAGATATCTTTTCTTCCCAGATATATACCAAGGTACAGGATCATTAACACTACAGGCCGGTTTTGGTTCAGCACTAGCAGGAGGTGCTATCCAAATTTTTGGACATAATACTCCGACAAATTCAGGTAGTGTTGCTATCGGTTTAAGTAACGTTGGTGATTTTAAAGTTCAAAATTATTTAGGAGATTCTACTAAATTTATAGTACAGTCTACAGGTAACGTAGGTATTGGTACTACTAATCCAATCTCTAAATTAGATGTAAACGGCTCAATTCAAGCCGGTTCTGGAAGTACTTTTGGAACTGGTGCTAATGGTGCCTCTATTTATATGAGTGCTACCTCTGGTGTTGGTCTATCTGGTAATTTAGCTGGATATTCAAGAAACTTAATCAAGACAGATGGTACTAGCGTTATTGAAATAGGCGAAACAGGTACATCTATTATAAGTGCTATTAATATATCAGCAGGAGATGCTACTGGAGTTATTGCTTTAAAAACAGGAGGTAATAATACTAGACTTTATATTAGTAGTAGTGGTAACGTAGGTATCGGTACTACTAGTCCATCAACTACATTAGCTTTAGCTGGAAGTACAGCAACCACATTTGGTCTTTCTTTAGAACCTTCAGGTTGGAATAGTGCTAAACATCGCCTTACAGTACCAACAAGTGGTGATGCTTCTGTTTGGTCATTTAACTGGGATGGATCAGCTGCAGACAGTGCTTTATATGCTACATCTGCAATTACTATTGCCCAAGGAGTAATAACACTTAGCACAACAGGATCAGCTAATGCCCCTGCTGCTAGAATGACTATTAATAGTGCAGGCAACGTAGGTATTGGTACTACTAACCCAAGCTTTAAACTAAATGTAATTGGAGGAAATGGTAATCAATTAGGACTTGATAATGCTGGAGAAAGATTCACACAACTTTCATTTTTAGAAAGCGGTTCACAAAATTCAGCAATTTGGTTAGATGGTACAGACAATATGTTTGACATTTATGCCAACACAAGTCACGGTATAAGACTTAAAACCGGTGGCGACAATACTCGCTTGACCGTCACAAGTGGCGGTAACGTACTTATTGGAACTACTACGGACGCTGGTCAACTGCTTTATGTTAATGGAACTTCTAGATTTAACTCAACCATTTTTAATGCTAGCCGACTTATGGTCGGAATCACATCTGATCAAACTTATGCCAGCATATTCGTGGCGGGTGATATAACTACTGGTAGTAACCAGTATGCGGTGTTATTAGACCCACAATTAAGCGGAACAACCAACTATGGTTTGCTTGCTAATGCTCGTATCAAAGCATCGCACGCTGCAAGCATCGCTTATGGTGTATATATCGCTAACAATGAGATATTATCTGGTGCAAGCATAGTCAACAACTATGGATTATACATTGCTAATCAAACTAATGGCTCATCGCTAAACTATGCTTTGTACTCTGCAGGTGGAACCTCCTATTTTGCTGGTAGCGTAGGTATTGGTACTACTAGTCCATCAAATAAACTTTACGTTTCTGATACCGTAGAAGATTATGTAGCAGTAATTGAAAACCTTGGAACAGGAACAGCTAAAAACGGTTTATGGATTAAAACTGATAGTAGTTTTACTAATTCTACAGTTCTAAAAGTAACGGGTACAACTAGTGATTCTGAAACTCTTCAAGTAAACCCAGGTCAAGTAAGAATTGGACCCGGTAGCATAGGTCAGTTTGACGGTACATTATTCTTAACTAGCTCAGCTGCTACAGTAGCAAACTTTGTAGCAAATAATAGTTCAGCTTTATTTATTTCCGGTTCAGGTAACATAGGTATTGGTACTACTAGTCCAACCTATACTTTAACAGTTGGTAAACAAGCAACATCTGATAATACAGACTATGCTATCGCAGTACTAAGACATGGAACTGGAGCAGCTCCAGGTTCATGGACTAGCCAACCTGCTATTTTAATAAGTGATCAAACAAACAATGGTCCTGGCACAGTAGATACTACAGGTTTATTTAGTATGCAGCTAGGTCGATTTGACTATACCGATACTGATGCAACTAATGCTAGTTTAATTAATATTACTTATGATGGAACAGTAGGTCCATTAAGAGTTGACGGTAAGGGTAATACATGGATCGGATACGATAGAGGTTCAGTACCTGTTAACACTGGTGCTTTTGGATTATTAGTACGAGGAGGTGCTTCTATCGGTAGTAATTATCAAGCTACTACTCCTCCTTCAAACGGAGCTATTATAGAGGGTAACGTAGGTATTGGTATTACTAGTTCATTCACAACTGGAGGTACAGCTAAACTATCAATATTAGGATCTTCAGTCATGCTTACTATGGGTGCTAGTACATCTGATTTAATGTACTTCCGTCAAGCAGGAGCCGGTGAATACCAAATTCAAACTAATAACGGAGGAAATGACGGTAACATCCAACTTCAACCTTATGGAGGTAAAGTAGGTATTGGTACTACTACTCCACTAGCTAAACTACACGTATCAGGTGCTGCGGTTGATGATATAGGTTTATCTGTATTCCAAAACTCAGTTAACGGATTAGGAGTTTATTACCCAGCAGCTAGTTTTATTAACGTTAATGGAAATCACAGTTATGGAATTGTAGCTGAATTTAAAACAGATAATGCTGGTACTAACGATAGACCTTCTATTTTGTTTTATGGAGCTCAAACAACTTCAAGTTGGCAAATAGGTCAAGGAAATTCACAATGGGGTACTGCTGATGCTTTTATGATAGGATACAGAGCATCAAATACCCCATCAACCTTTAGTGATTGGCCTTCTTCTTATTTTACTGTTTTAACAGGTGGTAACGTAGGTATTGGTACTACTACCCCAAACCAGAAATTAAGTGTTGAAGGTGGTAACATTCAGCTTAATGCTAATAATGCAGCAGCTAATTATTACTTATATTTAAACAAGAAAAGCGGTCAAGATGGTGGTATATTATTTAATAGAGATAACGCTAATGATTGGCAATTAACAAACGGTGCTGGGAATGGAGATTTAATTTTTTATTCTTATGGAATCAGTAATGATGCAGTAACATTTAAAAGAGCAACAGGTAACGTAGGTATTGGAACAACCTCACCATCATACAAACTCCAAGTCTCAGGCGCAATTGCAATAGAGAATCAAGGTACAACAACTATTGAAACAACAACCTTCTCAGGTTCACTTACCACAAACACAAACATTGCTTCTGTTCCAACAGCATCCTTTAAAGCAGCATTCTTTGATTACTATGTTGCCTCGGGTTCAGTAAACATGAGAGCCGGAACAGTAATGGCAGTACACAACAATTCAACCTCACGATACACAGACACAAGTACAGCCGATATCGGTACTACAGCGGCCGTAGATTTCTCAACATCTATTGTAGCCGGTAGTTTAGTATTAACAGCAAACATCTCAAGCGGAACTTGGGAAGTAAAAACAGCATATAGAGCATTATAATAAAACATAGTTATGGCAACAGATTACGATTTTATAGTTAGAAAAGGAAATTTAGGGGTTGGAACAGCAACTCCCGGAACTAAACTTCATGTATCCGGAGCAATTTCCGGTTCATCAATTAATTTTGGACAAACTACTTTAAATTTTTATGAAGAAGGTGTTTGGACTCCTTCTCTTGATACCACTAATAATAATTTAGGTACTGTAAACTACACTACTGATCCAGTTGGACTTTATACTCGTATTGGAAATGTAGTTCACGCTTGGTTTGATATTGAGGTAAATGATATTACTTTAAGTGCAAACACAGGTACTGGAACTATTGATGATTTACCATATGCTTCAAACTCAAGTATTGGAGTATTTTCCTCTTTAATAATCACTGAAGGAGGTTTATTAGGTGCAGGTGCAGCAGGTACTCAAGTTAAAGGATATATTGTTGGTGGTGAAAGTAGAATTATTATAGATTATTATGATTCTGGTGCTAATGGTTTTGGGTTAAATGGTAGATCTTTATACAATGCTGTAAATGGAGGTGTACTTTCTGGTTATATAACATATCAAGTTTAATTATGATCTACAGAATATTTATGCAGTTTATTCCGGGTTTAGATGATATTTGGGTAGCACAACTAGAATCAGACGATCCGATTTACGATTACGATAATTTAGAGGAAGCAGAATTAAAAGCTGCTGAATTGCAAGCTAACGATCCAACAGGAAGACAATACAAAGTAGAACAGATAGGGTAGGACAGTTGCTTTCTTTTTTAATATTTATAAATAAAAAGTATGGCAAACGTTCCTATTTGGCCTGGCTCATCATCATTTTTCCCTGGAGATACGCCTTTTGGTTTTTACGATAATCAATATGATTTCCAAGTTGATGCTGATAAAGTAGCAAAGTTCTGTGCTATTCGTTTAGGTTACCCTATCGAAAACGTAGAACTGCAAGCTGTAAACTTTTACACTGCTTTTGAAGAAGCAACTACAGTTTACGGCAACGAATTATACGCATATCAATTAAGAGATAACTATTTATCTTTAGAAGGTGTAACACAATCTATTGATGTTAACGACAGTATCATCACACCTTCAATGGCAAACATTGTTAGACTGTCTCAACAGTATGGTGAGGAAGCAGGAGCTGGTGGTAACGTAACTTGGCTTAAAGGTCAATTAATGCTTACAGCATCTGTTCAACAATATGACCTAAAAGCATGGGCCATTGAAAATGGAATTTCAGGCGGTATAGAAATTAAAAACGTTTGGTATCAACCACCTCCAGCAATTAACCAATTATATTCTCCCTACATGTTAGGTCAAGGTGGAGGTGCTGGTTTAGGAGGTGTTCCTGCAGCTGGTGTTTATGGCTTTGGATATGGATACTCTAACTATCTTATGATGCCTACAAGTTACACAATGCAGAATCTTCAAGCAATTGAAATGCAAAACACTGTAACTTTATCTAACTATACCTTTAATATTATAAATAATATTATTACAGTATTCCCAGTACCTGGTACTGGAATGGGTGATGGTGATTTTGATGGGGCAGACGGTTTAGGATATGGTGAAATCTTAGTATTCGACTTTATTAAAGTAGAAGACAGATTAAACTCAGCTGTAACAAATGGTATAGGAAAAATTTCAAACGCCTCAAACGTTCCATACACTAACCCTAACTATAACGATATTAACTCTGTAGGTAGATCTTGGATATTTGAATACACATTAGCATTATCTAAAGAAATGTTAGGTTACACTCGTAACAAATATTCTTCAATACCAATTCCAGGGGCAGAAGTAACATTAAATGGTGATACATTAGTTACAGCTGCTACTACAGAAAAAGAAAATTTAATTACAAGATTAAGAGAATATTTTGATTCAACATCTCGTCAAGCATTATTAGAAAGAAGATCAGCAGAATCTACTGCAAGACAAAATGAATTGAATCAATCACCAATGACAATCTTTATAGGATAATGGCACTATTTGGACAAGCTAGAGATATTTCAATGTTTAGATACATCAACCGCGAGTTGATGCAAAACATTATTTCTCAACAAGTAGTATTTTATAAAGTAAACCTTACAGAAACAAAAACAAATATGTATGGTGAGGCAAATATGGGAAGAGTATTTCAACAACCTTTACTTATATATGCTTTAATCGAAACCAGCAATTTTGAAAACCCAGTTGATGATTTTGGTGTTGACTTTAAATGGAGTGTTCAATATAGATTCTTACGAGATGATTTAGTTGACGCTAATGTTCAACCTGAGGTAGGTGACTTTATAATGTTCCAAAATGGATATTGGGAAATTGACAACGTAAACACAAGTCAATTCTTTGTAGGTAAAGATCCTGCTTATCCATATACGGATGCTAATAATGTTAACCCATTAGAAACTGATTTGAATGAGTTTGGTTACAATGTAAGTGTAATATGTGATGCTCACTATGTACCTGCTGATCGTGTTGGAATTGTTAATCAAAGAATATAATGGCTACTAGAAAACCGACTCCAAAAACCCAAAAAGAGATAAGCTTATCTCAACATAAGGCAACTGCTCCTGAATGGGGAAATCCAAACGATAGATTAAAGCCAAATCGCTCACAACAGGTATCGTGGAAAGGAGATGATGTAAAACCATTTAGCGTTGGTATTCAAGACATTGATGAAGCCGTTTTTTATTATTTTAATGAAGTAATTAAACCTTCAGTATTGCAAAATGGTGAACGTTTACCTGTTCCCGTAATTTATGGTTCTCCTGAAAAATGGAAATCATATCAAAGAGATGGATTTTACCGAGATATAAAAGGTAAAATTATGGCACCTCTTATCATGTTCAAAAGAACAGATATTACAAAAAACAGAACTATTACAAACAAGTTAGACGCTAACAACCCAAACAACTATAGTGTTTCTAAAAAAAGCTATGACGCACGAAACGAATATAGTCAATTTAACGTATTAAATAACCGAACTCCTGAAATTCAATACTACGCCACAGTTGTGCCTGATTATGTTACTATAACGTATACATGCGCGGCATTTACGTACTATGTTGAGCAACTAAACAAAATAGTTGAGGCAATTGAATATGCTTCCGATGCATACTGGGGTAATCCTGAAAGATACCAATTTAAAACAATGATCGATTCTTTTGGTTTTCAAACCGAACTAACTAACAACGACGAACGTATTATTAGAAGTACATTCGATTTAAGAATTAACGGCTACATCATTCCAGACACATTACAGAAAGATGTAACAGCTATATCGAAATTCTCAAACACAACTCAGGTATTGATATCAGAAACTACTGTAAATAAGCTGCCTTAACAGTTTTATCAATATAAGTTTTAATATTTATAAGAAACGTTTTTAAGGCATGGCTGAAAACAGGTACAGTGGTAATAATCGATTAGACAACCCAAACCAAGGTAGGGGTTTCTTTGATAGATCACTTGGCTTTAACAAATATAACTTACCTATCGTAACACAAGGATGGGAGGGATATGTCTTAACAATTGATGATGAGGGTGTTGTATCGTTAGTTCAAGGAGGAGGCGGAGGAAGTGGTACAACAGGTACATCTGGTACATCAGGTACTAGCGGTACTTCAGGTTCTTCTGGTACATCAGGTATAACAGGTTCAAGTGGACAATCAGGTACAAATGGTACTTCAGGTGTAAATGGTACTTCAGGTACTTCAGGATCAACAGCAGGTACCTCAGGTACTTCTAGCTCATCTGGTACTTCTGGCACAAGTGGATCTTCTGGATCATCTGGTTCTTCAGGTAGTTCTGGTATAGAAGGTTCTTCAGGTACAAGTGGAGGTACAAGCGGTACTTCTGGTAGCTCAGCAAGTGCTGGTTCTTCAGGTACAGCAGGTACAAGTGGATCTTCAGGTTCATCTGGTTCAGCGGGTGCTGGTGGTAATAGTGGTCAATCTGCAACTTCAGGTACAAGTGGAACATCAGGTTCTTCTGGTACAAGTGGTTTAACCTCATCGTCTGGTTCATCTGGTACATCTGGCTCTTCAGGTAGTTCAGGTTCAAATGGATCTTCTGGTATAGCAGGAAATAGTGGTCAAAGTGCTACCTCAGGAACATCAGGTTCTTCTGGTAGTACAGGTACTTCAGGTTTAGCGGCATCTTCTGGTAGTTCAGGTTCATCTGGTTCTAGTGGTAGTAGTGGTTCAAATGGTGTTTCTGGTAACAGCGGTCAATCAGCAACTTCAGGCACAAGCGGTAGCTCAGGTTCATCTGGTACCTCAGGTTTAACTGGTTCATCAGGTTCAAGTGGTACTTCAGGTTCATCAGGATCTAGTGGTTCGAATGGATCATCAGGTATTGCTGGAAATTCAGGACAAAGTGCAACTTCAGGTACTTCAGGTTCATCAGGTTCATCAGGTACTTCAGGTTTAGTAGGTTCGTCAGGCACTTCAGGCACTTCAGGATCTTCTGGTAGCTCAGGTTCAAATGGATCATCAGGTATTGCTGGAAATTCAGGACAAAGTGCAACTTCTGGTACTTCAGGTTCAAGTGGAAGTACAGGTACTTCAGGTTTAGTAGGTTCGTCAGGTACTTCAGGTTCATCAGGTAGCTCAGGAAGTTCAGGATCAAACGGATCTTCTGGTGTATCAGGAAATAGTGGTCAAAGTGCAACCTCAGGTACAAGCGGTAGCTCAGGCAGTTCAGGTACTTCAGGTTTAGTAGGTTCAAGTGGTACTTCAGGTTCATCAGGTAGTTCAGGTACATCTGGAACAAGTGGTTCTTCAGGTGTAAACGGAAACTCAGGACAAAGTGCAACCTCAGGTACAAGTGGAAGTTCAGGTTCAACTGGTACTTCAGGTTTATCTGGATCAAGTGGTTCAGCAGGAACTTCAGGCACAAGCGGAACATCAGGTTCATCAGGTAGTTCAGGTTCATCTGGTGCAAACGGTAATAGTGGTCAAAGCGCCACTTCTGGTACTTCAGGTTCAAGTGGAAGTACAGGCACTTCAGGTTTATCTGGTATTTCAGGATCTTCAGGCACAAATGGCACTTCAGGTACATCAGGTTCAAACGGAACAAATGGTAACTCTGGTAATAGTGGTCAATCTGCTACTTCTGGAACATCTGGTTCAAGTGGAAGCTCAGGTACTTCAGGTTTAGCCGGTAATTCTGGTACATCAGGTACTTCAGGTACATCTGGTGTTTCAGGTAGTGCAGGAACTTCAGGTAGTTCAGGTACATCAGGTACAAATGGTACTGCAGGAACTAGCGGTACATCAGATTCTTCAGGAACATCAGGTTCGTCAGGAACTTCAGGTACAGCAGGTACCTCTGGAAGTTCAGGCACAAGCGGAAGCTCAGGTAGTTCTGGTACCTCAGGTCTAGCAGGTGCTAGTGGTATATCAAATACAAGTGGTACAAGCGGTACTTCTGGTTCTTCTGGTACAAGTGGTTCAAGCGGTTCATCAGGAACTAGTGGTACTTCTGGTTCTTCAGGAACAAGTGGTAGTTCAGGAACTTCAGGTTCATCTGGAACATCTAACTCAAGTGGAACTAGTGGAAGTTCAGGTTCATCTGGTTCAACAGGTACAAATGGTACTTCAGGTGCCTCAGCAACTTCAGGTACAAGCGGTACTTCAGGATCCTCAGGATCAAATGGTGCTGCCGGTAATAGCGGTCAAAGTTCAACTTCAGGTACTTCAGGAAGCTCAGGTTCAACTGGTACTTCAGGTTTAGCAGCATCTTCTGGTACAGCAGGTACATCTGGTACATCAGGTACAAATGGCACTTCAGGTACTTCAGGTACAAGCGGTTCTTCAGGCACAAGCGGTGCTGCAGGAACTTCAGGTACAAACGGTACCTCAGGTACAAGCGGATCTTCTGGTACAAACGGTACAGCAGGAACTAGTGGTACAAGTGGTACTTCAGGTAGTTCAGGTACTTCAGGTATTGCCGGTGCAGCAGGTGCTTCAGCAGTAAGTGCTACTTCTGGTACTTCAGGTACATCTGGATCTTCAGGTACAGCAGGTACATCAGGTTCAGCAGGTACAAGTGGAACTTCAGGTACTTCAGGTACAAATGGTACTTCAGGTACATCTGGATCTTCAGGTTCAAGTGGTGCATCTGGTAATAGCGGTCAATCAGCAACTTCAGGCACAAGCGGAAGTTCTGGTTCAACTGGTACTTCAGGTTTATCAGGTAATGCTGGATCTTCTGGTACAAGCGGAACAAGTGGAACAAGTGGTTCTTCTGGTACAAACGGTACTTCAGGAGCAGCTGGTTCTTCAGGTACAAATGGTACATCTGGTACTTCAGGTAGTTCAGGCACAAACGGTACCTCTGGAGTAGCCGGAAGTTCAGGCACTTCAGGTTCATCTGGAACATCAGGTTCTAGTGGAACCAGTGGAACTTCAGGAACTGCAGGTACTAGTGGTACAAACGGAACAAGTGGTACTTCAGGCAGTTCAGGTACTTCAGGTGTAGATGGGGGTTCAGGAGCATCAGGTACTTCAGGTACAAGCGGAACTTCAGGTTCAAGTGGTAGTAATGCATCAAGTGGTGCCGCAGGTAATAGCGGTCAGAGCTCTACTTCAGGTACTTCAGGTTCAAGTGGAAGTTCAGGCACTTCAGGTTTAGTAGGATCTTCAGGAAGAAGTGGTTCAAGCGGAACCGCAGGTACAAATGGTACCTCAGGTACATCAGGTGTAAGTGGTTCTTCAGGAACTTCAGGTGCTTCTGGAACAAACGGAACAAATGGAACATCAGGTGTATCTGCAACTTCAGGTACATCAGGATCTTCTGGTACAAGCGGAACATCAGGTACTTCAGGTTCATCAGGTACTTCAGGTTTAGCAGGTGCTAGTGGTATATCAAACACAAGCGGAACATCAGGCACTTCAGGTTCAAATGGAACTTCAGGAGCTGCAGCAACTTCAGGTACAAATGGCACTTCAGGTGCTTCAGGTACAAACGGTACAACTGGAACTTCAGGTGTTTCTAGTACGGCAGGTACAAATGGTACAAGCGGTGCTTCAGGTACAAACGGAACAAATGGTACAAGCGGTGCTTCAGGAACTTCAGGTACAAGCGGAACTTCAGGAGCTTCAGGTACAAGTGGCACTTCAGGTGCATCTGGTACTTCAGGTACAAATGGTACAAGTGGAACAAGTGGATCATCAGGCACTTCAGGTATAGCAGGTGCTGCTGGTTTTTCTGCAGCTAGTGCAACTTCTGGTACTTCTGGAACAAGTGGTTCTTCAGGTACAGCCGGTGCTTCAGGTGCTTCACAAACAAGTGGTACAGCTGGAACATCAGGTGCTTCTCAAACAAATGGAACTAATGGTACTAGTGGTGCCTCAGGTACAAACGGAACAAATGGCACTTCAGGTGCTTCCGGAACAAATGGTACAAGTGGAGCTAGTGCAACAAGCGGTACTTCAGGTACAAGCGGAAGTTCTGGTACTTCAGGTCTAGCAGGTGCTAGTGGTATATCCCAAACAAGTGGTACTTCAGGCACAGCAGGTTCAAACGGTACATCAGGTAATTCAGGTACTTCAGGTACAGCTGGTAACTCAGGAGCAAGTAATACTTCAGGTACAAATGGTACTAGTGGTGCTAGTGCAACAAGCGGTACAGCCGGTACTTCAGGTTCATCTGGTACTTCGGGTGTAGATGGAGGTTCAGGTGCTTCTGGTACTTCAGGTACAAGCGGTACAAGCGGTACAGCAGGTACTTCAGGTGCTTCAAATACTTCAGGAACAGCAGGTACCTCAGGTGCTTCAAATACATCTGGTACAGCTGGAACTAGTGGTAATTCAAGAACATCAGGTACTGCAGGTACAAGTGGTAGTTCAGGTACTTCAGGTATTGCAGGTGCTGCAGGTTTATCAGCAGCAAGTGGTACCTCAGGTACAAGCGGTTCAGCAGGTACTTCAGGTTTATCATTTAATGGTACCTCAGGTATTAGTGGTGGTACATTTAACAACCAACCAAACTATTTAGTTTATACAGTATCTGCAACTACAATACAGTCTGTAGACTTTGTTACAATTAACAACGCTTCAGATTTAATGCGTGTTAATGATGGTGTTAGTGGAGCTATTTTACAAACTAACCGTTTAGAAATTGATACTCCAGGAGTTCAACCCCCAGCTAACCCACCAGCAGGAGGTAACATGGTAGATTTAGTATTTAGTAATCTTCCTCCAAACAACGTTTTAGGAGAACCAGACTCATGGATTGAAATAATATATGCAGGAAACAGATATGCTGTTCCAGGTTATATATTCTAAACTTGGATATTTAAAATATTTTTTATATATTTATTGACACAAACTGTTATTAAAATAAATTTATGGCTATTAAAAAATTAACCAAAAAAGAGATCGACGCTCTTAAAGAAATCCAACAGAAAAACAATGCTATCGTAGCTGAATTTGGTAATCTTAGAATTGCTAAATTGCAACTTGAAGCTAGAGAAACTGAGCTTGTTAAGTTCTTCAATGATTTAAAAGAAGAAGAAAGTGAAATAGGTAAAACCCTTTCTGACAAGTACGGTGTTGGTACTATCAACATTGAAAACGGCGAATTTATTCCCGCCGAGACTGAAGGTACAGAAAAAGCTTCATTCTAATTTTACTTAACAAAGGTTATGGAGAAACTACTATATGTAGCGCCTCATTTATCAACTGGGGGATTACCTCAGTATTTAACTAAAAAAATTGAACTATTAAAAGATAGTTATGAAATTTATTTGGTTGAATGGGTTGATTGTACAGGAGGTGTATTAGTAGTTACTCGTAATAAAATTGTAAAGCTTGTCGACCCCGACAAGTTTTTTACTTTAGGAGAAAATAAACACGAACTTATCGATATTATAAATAAAGTTCAACCCGATATTGTTCATTTAGAAGAAATTCCTGAATTCTTTATGGACTTTGAGGTTGCTAAAAAACTTTATACAAAGGAAAGAAAGTATAAAATCGTAGAAACATCTCACGATTCATCTTACGATACAACTCAAAAGAAATTCTTTCCCGATAAGTTCATGTTTGTCTCTGAATGGCAGGTTCAACAATACAAAGACATAGATATTCCTAAAGTAGTTGTATACTACCCTATCGAATATGTTGAACGCCCTGATAGAACAGAAGCATTAAAGAAATTAGGATTAGACCCAAGTAAAAAACATATTTTACATATTGGACTATTTACCCCACGTAAAAATCAGGCTGAATTTTTTGAATATGCTAAAGCATTGTCCCAATATGAATTCCATTGTGTAGGTAATCAAGCAGATAATTTTAAACATTATTGGGAACCGTTAATGAATAACAAACCCAATAATTTAACCTGGTGGAATGAACGTACAGATGTAGATGCTTTCTATCAGGCAATGGATTTGTTTTTATTTACGTCTCGTGGTACAAACAATGATAAAGAAACAATGCCTTTAGTAATTAGAGAGGCAGTTTCATACCAAATACCAGTTTTAATATATAATCTTCCAGTTTACCTTAATTATTGGGATGATTATAATGTAAATTACTTAGATTTTACAGATTTTTCTTATAATTTAAGTTTAATTGAATCTACTTTACATTATGTAAATAAACCTAAGATTGAAGAAGAAGCAGTTGTAATTTCAACATACCCAATGTTAGAATCAATTTCTAAAACTACAGAGGAATGTATCAAATCTATTCAATCATCTGGTAGAAAGGTTATATTAACATCACACATCCCAGTTTCGGAAAAGTTACAAGAACTTGCTGATTATTATGTTTATGATAAAAATAATCTTTTAACAAAACATACTTACTATCAATACACATGGTTTGATTTTGGTAATTGGAGAGTAGATTTATTGTTAAATGGAGAAGATAATGACATTTATCATGGACCAGCAGTTTATACAAATTATTATAATGCTGCTGCATTAGCTCAAGATTTAGGTATTAAAAAATTATACTTTTTAAATTATGATTATTATCTATCTAACCCTAAATTTTTAGATGATATATCTCAAATCCTAGACCAGAAAAAAGCATATGTTGGTTTTAAAAAAGAACAAGAAGGTAATACAGTAATTACTTACTTTTTAGCATCAACACCTAAATTCTATCTTGACCATTTCCCATCAATATCTACTTCAGAAGAGTACGATAGTTTAATGACAAAATGGGGTAGTGAATCTAATGGTTTAGAAAATTTAACATACCATACATTTAACCAAAACAAAGATCAGGTATATTGGGAAGATGAACCTAATTTTACTAAATTAATAGGTGAAAATTTTGAACATAAAGATTATTCAAGAGTAGAATATTTTTCAGTATTACCTGTTAAAAATCATGATAATCAATTTGCAGTATTTTTAAGTATAGCTAATTCAGTTGATAATAGAGATATTGAAATTTCTGTATACGAGGATGATCAAATGTTATTTGATGAAACGATAAAAGTGTTAGGTAAAGTATCTTGGTTTAGACAGGTATTCTTTAATCCTGAAAAAACATATAAAATATATTATCATGCTCACGATAGGCATAATCAAAAACTTGTTGAACGTAAACAGATTATAGTAAATAAGGATTATTACGATAATAAACTAAATAAAAACGGATTCTTAACACTAAAATGAAAATTTGCCAAGTAAACCCAGGTTGCGGAATTCCAATCCCACCTCCAGCATGGGGTGCGGTTGAAAAAATTGTATGGGAATTTACTTGTAATCTTAAACAATTAGGTCACGAGGTAGATATTAAATGGGCTAGTGAAGTACAATCAGGTGAATATGATTTAGTAATGGTACACGTTGCTAATCTAGCATTAGAATTAGCAGATCGAGGAATACCTTATGTATTTCAACACCATGATCATCATGCTTATCATTATGGTAAAAACTCAGATGTTTACAAACAAAACAGACAAGCAATGGAGCGTTCGGTATTTTCATTGGTACCGGCTCGTTATCTTGTAGAATATTTTAATTTACCAAATGTACATTATTTTTCACATGGTGTAAATACAGATACATTTTATCCTAACGAAACACCTCCATTAGCACATAATTTATTAATGTTAGCAAATAATGGTTTAGGTGGATACGGTTCATATGATAGAAAAGGATTTGAATTAGGTGTTAAAATAGCAATGGCCCGTAATTTACCTATTACAATTGTTGGTCCTAAAAATAATGAAAATTGGTTTGAAGAAAATTCATGGGTATATGGTTATCCAAAATTGTCAATTATATATGAACCTTCGAATGAAACTCTAAGACAAATTTATACCTCATATACTATATTTTTACATCCCTCAGAATTAGAAGCTGGGCACCCTAATTTAACTTTGTTAGAAGCTGCCGCTTGTGGTTTACCTATTTTGGGTTGGATAGAAACAGATACTACATTCCACGGGTTATGGAGAGCACCAAGAGATTTTAATGAAATGTTGCGTGGGTTAGATACAATAATTAATGAATATGGTCATTACCGTCAACGAGCATTACAGACAGCAAATGAATTATCTTGGTTAAATCGTTCTAAAGAATTAATAATATTACATGAAAGATATTTTAATTAAAGAATATTCAAATACAAAAATATTAAATATTGAAAGTAAAAAACCACAAAATACTTTTAATGTTAATTTTGTTAATGGTGCCTTTTTAGAAGTTTTAGGTCCTTTAGAAGGAGAATATAATGTAAAATTTATTAATCGTAAAACAAATCGTGTAATGCACGAAAGTACGATTAATAATAATATGTGGACCCGTACTAACATTAAATACTGCGTTAATTGGCGTGTAGAAGTTTATAGTAACGGCGATTTAGTATTTGAACATAATTGGGATCCAAAAGGAAAACGCGTTTATATACACATTGATTCTGGTGCGATGGGTGATACTTTAGCATGGTTCCCTTACATTGAAGAATTCAGAAAAACATTTATGTGTGAGGTAATTTGCTCAACATTCCACAATGAATGGTTCGAAGGAAATTATCCTAATATTGAATTTGTAAAACCTGGATTTCAAGTAGATAACATTTATGCGATGTATAGTATTGGATGGTTTTACGATGGTAAAAAAGTTGTGTTTGATAAAATTCCAATTGATTTTAAAAAATATCCTTTACAACAAACAGCAAGCGAAATTTTAGGGTTAAAATATTCTGAAGTTAAACCTATTATAAATTCACCAAAATCTAAAACAGATATTGAAGGTGATTATGTTGTAATAGCCCCACATGCTTCGGCTCACGCTAAGTATTGGAATCACAAAGGTGGTTGGCAAACAGTAATCGATTATTTGAATGATAAAGGTTATAAAGTTGTAATGATTACACAAGAACCTTTAGGTGATGAATGGCATGATTCTAAATTAGGAGGTACTTTAACTGGAGTAATTAATAAAACCGGAGATTTACCATTACAAGATAGAATGATCGATATCCGTGATGCAAAAGCATTTATAGGAGTAGGTAGTGGATTAAGTTGGTTATCTTGGTCTTTAAACACACCAACAATTATGATTTCAGGATTTAGTTACCCATACACTGAATTTCAAGAATGCGAACGTGTTTACCCTGAAGATCCTAAAACATGTAAAGGATGTTTTAACCGCAAATGGTTAGATCCAGGAGATTGGGAATGGTGCCCAGATTATAAAGATACTCCGCGACATTTTGAATGCACAAAAACAATAGAATCCTCTCAAGTAATTAATTCTCTTAATAGAATACTTAATATTTATTAATATGGAAAATAAAGTTCTAGCACCAGAAGAGTTATCTAAGTTACAAGAATTAAATAATAAACGAGGAGATTTGATCGAAAAGTTTGGAGTGATTGAAATTAATATACAAGATCTTGAACTTCAAAAAGAACAACTAATCGAAGAGTTATCACAAATTAAAAAGGCCGAATTAGAAATTGGTGCTTTGTTACAACAAAAATATGGTGATGCGAACATAAATTTATCCACGGGAGAAATAGTCCCAAGGTAATATTTTGAAAAGACTTAACATATTTATAACAAAACATTAATTAACATCTAACAATGGCAGAAACATTAATATCTCCTGGTGTCTTAGCGCTTGAAAACGACCAGTCATTTATTACCCAGCAGCCAGTTACTGTAGGGGCCTCACTTATTGGTCCAACAGTTAAAGGCCCGGTTGAAGTTCCTACAATCGTTACTTCATACAGCGATTATCAAAATAAATTTGGTACTACTTTCTTAAGTGCTAGCCAAGTTTATACTTATTTTACCTCTATTGCAGCTTACAATTACTTTGCAAATGGTGGTCAAACATTATTGGTATCAAGAGTAGTAACAGGTTCATTCACAAGCGCAACAACAGCTACAGGTTCAGGTACTCCTATTTATGCAAGTGCATCTGTAGAAGCTTTAGTATTTAAAACTATTTCACAAGGTGCTATCATGAACAATACGGGTAGCATGGACGTAAGTGGTTCATTAATTTCTGGCTCTATTGATAATATTAGATGGCAAATTACAAATTCTGATACAGCATCAGGTACATTTAGTTTATTAGTTAGACAGGGTAATGATAACGCTAATACTCCTATTGTATTAGAAAGTTGGACTAATTTATCAATGGACCCAACAGCTCCTAATTACGTATCTAAAGTAATTGGTGACCAATATAAACAATATAACTCAGTAGATAACCAAGTAGAAGTAGTTGGTACTTATTCTAATGCTTCAAGATACGTTTACGTTTCTTCAGTATTAACTCCAACCCCATTCTATTTTGATAATACTGGTATAGCAAAAGCGCAATACACATCTTCAATCCCTGTAAATGCTTCCGGATCATTCGGTGCTGCTACTGGTGCTTTATTCGTTGGTGGAGGTGCTAAATACTATAACAGCATTGTTTCAGGTGTAAATAACATTCAAGGTTTGAACACAGCAAGTTACACTAACATGATTAACTTGATGGCAAATGCTGATGATTACAGATACAACGTATTATTAACTCCTGGTTTATTTGCTTCAGAAGGTCCTTTAGGTGCTTCAGGTGTAAATACAATTATCTCTAATACTCAAAATAGAGGTGATGCAATTTACGTAAATGATTTAGTACCTTATAGCTCAAGTATTTCAGCTACAACATCTGCTGCAAACGCTAAAAATAGTTCATATGCTGCTGCTTACTGGCCTTGGGTTCAAACAATCGATCCAGATTCAGCTCAATTAGTATGGGTACCAGCTTCAACTATGATTGGTGGTGTTTATGCATATAACGATTCAGTAAGTGAGCCATGGTTCGCACCTGCTGGTATTAACAGAGGTGGATTAGGTAGCGTAGTAAGAGCTGAAAAGAAATTATCTCAAGCTAACCGCGATACTTTATACTTAAACAAAGTTAACCCAATCGCTACATTCCCTGGTATTGGTACTGTAGTATACGGTCAGAAAACACTTCAAACAACTGCATCAGCACTTGATCGTGTTAACGTTCGTAGATTATTAATTGCTCTTAAGTCTTACATTTCTCAAGTAGCTCAAAACTTAGTATTCGAACAAAATACTATCTCTACAAGAAATAGCTTCTTAAGTCAAGTTAACCCATACTTAGAATCAGTACAACAACGTCAAGGTTTGTACGCGTTTAAAGTAGTAATGGACAGTTCAAACAACACTCCAGACGTAATTGATAGAAACCAGTTAGTAGGTCAGATTTATCTACAACCAACTAAGACTGCTGAATTCATTTACTTGGATTTCAACATCTTACCTACTGGAGCAACTTTCCCAGCGTAATTTTTTAAAAGTTGAATATTTATAACAAAATAAAATAAAATGGCAGTATTAGATCCAAACGAAATATTTTTCACAGCCTTTGAACCAAAACAGGCAAACCGATTCATCATGTATATTGATGGTATTCCTGCTTATGAAATTAAAGGTGTTGGTGCTGTAACACTAACTCAAGGTACAGTAGCTTTAAACCACATTAACGTACAACGTTATGTTAAAGGTAAAACAACTTGGGGCCCTATTCAGTTTACATTGTTTGATCCTATCACTCCTTCAGGTGCTCAGGCAGTAATGGAATGGGTACGTTTACACCATGAATCAGTAACTGGTAGAGATGGTTACAGTGATTTCTACAAGAAAGATTTAACTTTCGATGTATTAGGACCTGTAGGCGATATCGTATCAGAATGGATTATTAAAGGTGCTCTTATTACTGAAGCTAACTTCGGTGATTATAACTGGGATACTGAAAACACTGCTGTAAACATTACTATGACAGTTCAACCAGACTACTGTGTATTGAACTTCTAATCAGTAAAAATAAATTTAAAAGAGCTCGCGATTTTTCGCGAGCTTCTTTTTTTCTCATATATTTATATACGACAATAAAGTTATAAAAATAATCTATGGAAGAAAATAAATTTAAGTTACCAACGGAGGTTGTAGAATTACCTTCAAAAGGTTTGTTATATCCTGAAGGAAATCTTCTTCGTGAAGGTAAAGTGGAAATGAAATACATGACCGCAAAAGAAGAAGATATTCTTACTAATCAAAACTATATTAGACAAGGTACAGTAATTGATAAATTACTTAGTTCTTTAATTATTAGTAAAATTAATTACAACGATCTTTTAGTTGGTGATAAAAATGCTATTATGATAGCAGCACGTATTCTTTCATACGGAGCTAACTATGAATTTATGTATGATGGTCAAAAACAAAATGTTGACTTAAGTACTCTTGAACATAAACCTTTACATTCTGAAGTAACAAATAGTGGTAAAAATGAATTTAGCTTTACTTTACCAGAAACGGGTAATGTTGTTACTTTTAAATTGATTAATCACGGTGATGAAATTAAGATTGAAGATGAAATTAAAGGTTTAAAGAAAATTAATAAAGATAATGCTAACGAAGTTACTGTAAGACTTAGCCACATTATAACTTCAATTAATGGATCATCTGAAAAGAAAGATATTAGAGATTTCGTTAATAATTATTTTTTAGCTAAAGATGCTAGAGCATTTAGAGCATATTATAACGAAATATCCCCAGACATAAACTTAAAAGTAGTATTAACCGATTCAGATGGCGTAGAGGAGGACGTAGATCTACCGATCGGGATTAACTTTTTTTGGCCTGACGCCTGAGTATAGAGTAAGTTTATTCGACCAAATCCATGAAATAGTATTTTTTGGTAAAGGAGGTTATGACTGGAATACAGTTTATAACATGCCTATTTGGTTAAGAAACTTTACTTTTAAACGAATTAAAGAATTTTATGAGGAAACTAACAGCAATACTAATACAGTAGAACAATCAATTGCTGCGATGAAATCAGCGGGAACTGATAAAAAAGTAAATGTTCCATCATATGTTACAAAGGCGTCAAAAAAATGACGCCTTTTAATATTTATAATAAATAATCTCCTTAATGGCAAAAAAAGTAGGCGACTTAAACGAAGGTGAAATCAAAAAGATTAGACAAGAATCTATTGGTCTGTTAAATGACTTAGATTCTATTGGAAAAAGCATTAA